GCTACATTGTCCTTCTTAAGTGCCTCACCTGCGGTCATCATACAGCGCATACTGGGCATGACTTCTAGGTTATATATTGCATCGTATATCTTCTTACCTTCAGACTTGGTTATCTGCTCACGGTCTAACCAAAAGTTGACATAACGCTGTACAGTTTCCTCCCATGTTTCGCGCCTACTCTTTTCCGGTAGCCATCGGGCGTATCGGGACTTGTGTATAAATTGTTGGTACTGATTCATCTTCTATTATTCTCCATCTTTTTTAATATATAGCCACAGGCTCCTAGAAATCAATTAAACTCCATCTGTAGCTGTTCGGTTTTATCTAGGTTCAACATGATAGCTTAATCATACTGCCCTTTCCCCTGTCAGAGTCTTGTCGTACTCTTCATTCTCAATCTCTTGTAGTCTGTTAGCTATCCATTTAGCAGCTACCTTTAGTTCTACCTCGACCTGCCAAAGGTTATTAGCGTAGTCAAAAGTAAGCTGTTCTATCTTATCCAAGAGAAGCTCATGCGCTTCTCTTAATGCTATGTACTCATTATCCTCGTCCATCACTCACTCTACTTAAGTAAGGTGCGGTTTTTAAAGAGACTGTGGCTGAGAGAAGCCGTATCGGTACGTTCATTTGTTTCCTCCTTCTGCGTTTAGGTCAGGATGCGTACCTCGAATAATTTTAAATGTCTCTTTATAAAAGTCTCGAACAGCCCCCCTGTTATCCCACAAAACCATAACAGGTACATATACTGGTGATATAATTAAAAGTGCCATTGCTTTTGCAGTGTATTTTTGCTTGTAAGTTAATGATAACATGTTAAATTCTCCGTATTAATTTTAGTATTCTAAATCGCCAACAGTTCCAAAACAAATAAGTATTAGTGGAAACAGTAAAGCTACGCCTTCGAAGTACATCGGCTTTGCGTTTCCTTCAGCATCTTGACCCCAGATGGGCCTACTGTCGCAAAACTCTAGGTCGAGTCCAACCCCGTTTCTAAGCTCAATGTTAAAAATCTTCCCGCCAAAACGATATGTCATTTGATTTTCCTTTAGTTTTTTTGTGTTCGGCCTTAACTTTTTTAGACCCCGTTAGTTTTTTAAATTTTTTTTTACGATTGAATCTGTTTCGCCTTTCTTCTTTTCTATCCATCTAGCCATCCTAAGTTGGTAGCGTTTCCGAGTATAATCATAAAACAGGTGACGATGTGTACGACCCACCAGAAGGTGCGGATTAGAGCAACAGCATCTGCTTGTCTGTCTGTTTCTCCTACTTTTTCACCTAGTGACTTGGCCCAGATTCTCCACCACTTATTTTTTTCCATAATATTCTTTTGTGACTTTTTCGAATGAGTTCCAAGCTGCCTGCATTTTAACATTTGAAAGCTCTTTAATTCCAATCAGCAGGTTCATAAGCTTGTCTTGATGCTCTGCGGTCAGCCCCTCAAAGAACGGGTCATCGCCAACAAATTTTAAAACATCATCAATGTCTTCTGTTACTGACCAAACCCTTGTAAGGTCTTCTTCAAGTCTTTGTATGCTATTCATCTGGGTCACTCATCTTCCTTCTTTTGGATTAGTTTATCCAAGTACCACCGAGCCTTCTTTAAGTCCTCTAAAGGTTTGCCCTTGCGCTCATATCGCCACAGATACTTCATGGTGTTGCCTTTGAGATAACCCTTAAATGCTTCAGGGGGCATACTTTCCTCAATGGCTTCAATGCACTCAACCTTCCCGTAGTTATAATGTTCAGGGCTGTTTACAGCATCAGAATCTTTTTCATTCCAACAGTCTTTAAAGTCTACTGCATCAGCGGTCACAACAGGGTCAGTACCCCTCGTACTATCAAACACCCAGTTAGAGTTGAGTCGTTTCATGTACTCTTCAAATATAGGTTCACCTAGTTTGTTTCGCTTGAAGTTTACTCTGTCCCACTCTTCGGGCGTTGCGTCATCAATGCTCATCTTTAAAATCCTCTTTCTTTTCTATGTTAATCCAGTCATCGGGTATAGTATCTTCACTAAACCATCTAAAGTTATTGGCTGAAGCCCACTCACCATGAGACCGCCTTGTTCCATCTTTACGAACTTTAGCGGCAGGCATCGGGGCATTGGGGTTAGCAAAAAGAAACACTAGCTCAATATCTTCTGGCAGCACTTTAGCAATCCAAACATACTTAGAATACTCGGCACTGTCCCAGAATCTACCCTTAGCTTCTAGCAGAATCTTTTTGCCGTCTATCTCCCTAACGAAATCTGGTTCATATTTATGGGTAACTGTGTATTCAACTTTGTCCACATGATGCTCCCACTCATCTAAGATACCAGAATGAAGTTCATACTCCCAGTTAGAGTCATAGCCTTTGACTACATTCTTTTCTACTGGTCGCTTAACTCTGGCCTTCCTGTAGCCTTTTCTTATTTTTTTCATGTATGTCCTTATCTTTGTGCAGCTTTCCATGCAACATCTTCACTGCTTACATCCTCTATAGATTTAGCGGGGAAGATTTTTATTAGTTGTTTTATTTTATTGGATAGCCATTTCTCTGTGTAAAAGCTTGTATAGTATGTGCGCTCAGCCCATAGGTGGGTTTGCTTCGGCAAGAACTGGTCAAGGTTATCTTCGGTAATCTTAGAAGCCTCCTCGTCACTGAGGAGACCTCTAACCCATTCCAGTTGCAGCTTTCTTGCGTGTTTTTTTATACGCTTAGACTTTTTTCGATTCATAGTATTTCTTCCACTTGCGGTTCTGATTTTACTTCGGTAAAGTATTTATAGCCGTTAGAGTATTTAAATGTTCTTAGTCCTTTTCCATCATTAGAATCTTTATGGCATTCAAACTTATACTTACACCAAGAACATCCCTTGGGAAGAATCATGTTTCCCTTCTTACCATCTGGTATAGGATTATAACATAGTTCTGGGGGATTGTCAAGTTTTAAATCATTTCGCAGTACATTTATTTTTGTGTCCATGTTTGGCTTATCTAAGTCATCAGGAATATACATACACAGCTCACCGCTTTCCTTATTGATAACCAGAAAACCGCCCTCGTCTGTGCCCTCTGCAGCCTCATAACCTGCAATCTGTCCGAGATACCCGAAGGGGTCATCCGAAATTAACGTCCCATTTTTAAATTTATTGAACGCAAACTTGGATGCAGTTTTAACATCAACCACTTGACCATTAATCTTACAGTCCATGTGTCCTGTTATTCCGTTGACTTTAACTTCTTTTTGCTCGTCAGTAACGCTGTGACCTGCCATGCGAACAAGCATCAATACAATTTCTTCAAGTATGTGACCATACAAAAACTTAATTTGTGTTGGGCCGTCAACATCTCCTCTGGTGTCTGTGTCGTTTTGCTCGAACCATAACTGGCGGTGCGGCTTACCTACATTAGACATACGTAAAGTAAAGCTGCTGTCACGCTCTCTGGGTGTAGCCCAAGACATAATAGAATCTTTAATGTTTTCTAAAGTTTCATTTATTGCTTCTTCCGTCAGTGGCAGCGGCTCGCCACCAGAAAGCTTTTCGAGCATGGTATATATATCAGGTATTACTGTATTAAGCGAGTTGTGTTTCATCTTCTAACTCCTTGAATGCTTTGATTACGTCTGACGAAAACAGTTTCTGCAGGTTTAGCAGGTACATTTGGCTAGCCCTGTTGTCTCCACCCGACACTGTTTTAAAGCTGTCTAAACGCTTAACAATCTTCTTTAGCGTTGCAGTGTTAAAGACCAGTGTGCAGTATTCATCGTCACCGATGCACAAGTTATGAAACCAGTAGTCAGACTCAGTTGCATCTATACCTGACGGCTTACCGTAGGATTTATACTCAATGCAAATGTTTCCTGTTTTCTGCCACAAATCACGCTCAGATTTTACTTCAATCTTTTTGTTTTGCAGCATGTCTGCAATTTTATCTTCACGAACAACGCCATACTGCAAATCAATGTCAAACTTTTTTCTGTCTTCTTTAGTGGGTTTCATGCCAACCATCTCCTACATTGTAGTCCCCATCAAGAGGACAGTTTAAGTTTAATTTTTTTCCTGCTTCGATAATAGCTGTAACGCCTAGCTTGCCAACTTGGTCTGCATAAGCCTCACCGCATTCTATCTGCCATTCATCATGTACATTTGCAACGAACTTAGCATCTAACGATAATCGCTTGAGCATTTTGTCAAGAATAACTAGAGCCTCTTTCATAACGATAGCGCCTGCGCCCTGTAATAGTGTATTCAGTGCGGCATGTTCTGACCTTATGTGTAGCTTGCGGCCATCTAGTCCTTTGACGAATCCCGCCTTACTTTCTCTTTGTACTCGTTGGACAAGATGTTTAAATGATGGGAGACTATTAAGAAACTGTCTTCGCAATTCCTTACCGCCTGCTCTGTTTCGTTTAGCCACTGACCCAAGCTTTGCATCTCCGGCTCCGTAGAGTAGCGCATAGATGAAAGTCTTTGCCTGACTTCTTGATTCAAGTCCTGCAAGTTTTTGGTTAGTTGTATGAATGTCTCCGTTGAGTATCTCATTGGTGTACTCCTTATCGTTCATGTAGTGAGCAAGCATTCGCAGCTCTAAGCCAGAGGCATCAATGCCTACAAGTTTATTGCCCTTATCAACAGTCCAACAGGCTCTGCACTCTTTGCCGTAAGGGGAGTTGGTGCTAGGTATCTGCGCCATGTTTGGGTGTGAGTGAGTCATTCGGCCCGTTACTGCCCCATTAGGATTAACATAACCACGCACCCTTTCATCGTCTTCGGTGGCTTTAATCCAACTAGCAACCTGAGCCAAGCGCTTCTGAAGCATTAGGTACTTTGCAATTAGTGCAGCTTCTGGAATACCTTTAACTTTATTAAGCGTACCCTCATCAACAATAGGTTGGCCGGTAGGGGTATAGTTCTTAGGCTTCCACCCCGCTTCGATAAGTCTTTCACCTATCTGTTTGCGAGAACCCAGATTAAACTTATCTTCTGTAACACGAGTTACTGGCTCGCCTGTCTCAAGCATTTCAGCATACTCTTCGTCCGTGAGAACTGCTGACTTTCTTTCTGGGTTGTCTTTAATTGTAGCTCTTTTAGATAGCCTCCCTGACTTAGTGTACTGTGGCAGCAGCTCTGTATGAGTAACCACAGGTTTGAAAGTCTCTTGAACTTCTGCTTCGGTTGCCTGCAACTTTTCACTAAAAAGGGAGCTAAGCAGCATTGCCTTTTTAAGGTCTAGTCTGAATCCGTTGCGCCTTTGTTGGTCTATGATTTTGGCAACATCGTGCTCAAGTATTACAGACCTAGGTGTAAAGCCTTTGCTTTCTTTCCGTAGTTGCATATATACTTTTGTGTTAAGCTCTACATCACGCTTACAATACTCTAGCATCTCAGGGCAGTAAGCATCCCACGCACCTTGGTTAGCACCGTAGTCACCCTTGTTGAACTTGAGGCGATAACCCCAAGACTCTAGCCCGTGGCCGCCCTCACGATTTGGGTGGAACAGCCTAGATAACACCAGTGTATCAACTATCTTCTTGTCGAACAAATCAACGCCTGCAATATCTTTAAGTGCAGGTAGGTCATATCCCAG